TACATTGGCTAACAGTGGGGAGAGATTTCCTCCCTGTGGTGATCCTTCTTCCGTCTTAACGACTACACCGTTTTCCATCACTCCACTTCTAAGATACCTCTTTGTGACGCTTGATGCGTTGGCTACCTCCAGGTAGTAACTCATGGAAATGACGGACGGGATCACGCCATTGTATGCTGGCATGTAGTCGCTGGTGCTTGCGGTTGCGATGCTGTATAAGATTTCGCCATCGTCCGGATCCTGTGCAAAAATACCGAACTCGCGGATTTCGTATCCTGATTTCAGGACGTCCGTGTCGCTGGTCTTATTTGTGATCGCTACCTTCAGAACGAGTGTACTTCCGTTCTGGATCTCTTTGCTGTGGATTGGCAGTGTCTGCACTGGTGCCTTGAGTGACGTTCTGGTGTCTGTTGCCTCTCCGGAGCTGTACTGGCCGGATCCGGTCTGCGCCTTCGTGATTTTGATTGTACATCTGCCCGCCTGGGCTTTTGCCAGGAGCGCTTTTCCTTTTGTGGTCAGTTTACTTGGATTCCAAATAAGCATTGATTTATTCCTCCTTTATGACTGTTGTTGTCTGATAGTCGATGTTTGCTCTCATGGCTGCTCTTTCGCTTTGTGAGAGGTCCGCTTTGCCGGTTTCTGCGTTCAGCGCGTGGGTGCTTTCCTCTGATGCATTGACTGGCCCGACATCGATGGTGCCGGATGCCTCCGTGGCTCCCTGATTATCATTCAGGACGTATGTGCTTCCTTCGGTGCCGGTTGCGCTTGCGATAAATGCTCCGGCCGTAGCTTGGGCGTCTCCTGCTGTGGTGTTCAGAGCGTAGGTCTCTGTAACCGGTGCGGCGACTGCTGCCACGTTCATTCCTTCGGTTGCGTCTGTATCTGATATCTCGTGATTGCTCACGGTGCATTCATTTATTGCTGTGATGCAGGTGGCTATGGTTGCTGCTGAGTGGAGTTCTCGCAGCACGGTCACCCTTCGGATGTGGGACTTTGAATTCTTGACCTTTTTAATGACCGAGGTCAGCTCGTTGATGATGTCTTTTGTCATCAGCGCCTCTGTTTCCACATCGAATGTGTTTGCTTCGATCGGCGGCTCGGTAAAGTCGAACCACTCGATCAGTCTCGCATCGCCTCCGAACACTGAGGCGATCAGTTCCTCTGTTGCTTTGACTGTTCCGGCTTGCGTGTACCACTTGAGCGTGTTCTTTATGATTGAGCGCTTTGTTTCGATGTCTGCGCCCTGGTCGTAGTACATGGCTCGCATCTCCACGGCCAGGTAGTCCAGCGTGGATTCTGCCAGGTGGTCAATGTCGCAGGAGTTGCCTACGCCTGCAGCTTTTTCCAACATTCTAATAATTGCCATGTGCAGCGCGTAGCTTATGCTCTTAAATTCCGGACTTGTCTCATCCGGCCAGAGGTCTGCGAGCTCTCCGTTTCTAATATCAATCATCCTCAACACCTCCGTATGTCACGTTCTTGCTTGTGCAGTACGCGATGGAAGTGCCGCCGATCTTCTGAAAGACCGGACTCTTAATCTCTACCCTCTTGGCTCCTGCTGTAGTCACTCTCTTGATCAGCTCCGAGCTGTTGATGTCTCGGCCGATCTTGGACTGCTGCCAGGTTACGAAGTCATCCACTGCCTTGGCGACCTCGCTCTGGATTGTTTCCACGGATCCTGAATCTGAAGAATTGATATAGTAGGTCAGACTGATGCTGTAATTCACCGCTGTTGGCGCCTTCACGACGACCTTGTCAGTCAGCGGCCGGATGTTCGGATCCGTGATGTACTTCGTCAGCCCTGTGATCATCTCCTGGCTTGGGATTCCGTTGTCCATCAGGAATACGATGTCTACCTCGCCTGGGTTGTCACTTGAAACCTTGACGTCTGCGATGGTGCTGTTGTATGTCTTTACCCAGTAGATATATGCTTCCTCGGTTCCTGCCGTTGAATAGCGGGACGGTGCGATGTAGATTCTGTCCTTCAGGGATTCGTCGCTCTCCGGATCCGCGCCTCCATCTGTTTCCGTGATGTTGGTCACGCTCTCTATGTACGGGATTGGATCCACGAGTGTCTGAATGGCTCCCTCATGGATTCCATTCAGATCTACGCCGGTCTCGATGGAAGTGCAGGCCACGTCGACTGTGGTCTCTCCTACTTTAATCTCCGCATACTTATCGGTCGTGAAGTATGCCTCGCCATCCGTGACTCTGGTTCCGGCCGGGATTGCTATCGCTCCGGTCTGCGCCTCTGAAAGTGTGAAGCGCATCGTCACGGTCGCTGGCTTGGCAGCAGTTCTCTCGATGCCCTTGAGCGCTGCCAGGTTGTCCAGGAAGGCTCCGAATGCGTACTTGAGAAGGTTCTGCTTTCCGGCTCTATCGACGTACATGTACATCTGGTAGATCTGCACGCTGCAGGCGTATAAGATCAGGGCGATCGGCTCGCCTCTGTCCAGCACGGTTTCTTCTCCGGTTTCCTCCATGTATTTGTCCTGGTAGTCCTGGAGCATCTGCTTCTGGATTCCATCCAGGTTGATGTCGTCATCGATGAAGCTGACGTCCGGGAGTCTCTCGATCTGTTCGATTGCCATGCTCTTTTACCTCCTTCCTATGTAGATATCTAATTCCAGCACGCCTTCTTCGTCCTGGGTTCCTTTTACATCCTGGAGCTCCAGGCTTGGTATATATTCGTCCATCGCCTCTGCGAGCTCCACTGTGATCATGTTGATTGCGTCCGGTCCCGGCATATCAATGAAGATCTGTGTCAGACCGAATCCCCGGCTTCCTGGGATAGATCCTTTTCTTGTGATCAGCATCGCTTCGATGATGTCGTTGGCCAGTTCCATTTCATCCGGTTCGATGGAACCGTCCGCGTCTTTGATCTGGTTGATTCTTATAAAAGCCACTTAGATTCCCTCCCTTATGAATATTCCATGAATGTGACGTCGATCTTGGCTTTTACAAGCTCGCCTTTGTTGTAGATCGCGTCCCAGGTCTCCGATGTTGCTGTGATTGCCATTTTGTTGGAGCCCATGATTTTGCCTCCAATGACCAGGTATTCCACCTGGCCGCTCCGGTTGGCTTTCCGGATCTTCTCGACCGTGCTTCTTGGCTTCACTCCGTGCTCTGCGGATAGCGTGATGGTAAGAGTGACGCCCATTGTATCTGGTCCGCTGAATTCCCCGCGCGGCACGTTCTGAAGGATGTTGTGCTTCGTCCATCTGGAGTCCTGCGATACCTTGATGTCTTTACCTCTCCCAATTACGACGGTTGGCCGCAGGCTCCGGTTATCCGCCGAGCGGATTTATTGCATCGGCTCCGCCAGACCAGACAGTTTTTATTGAGGTGTCATGCTTCCTCTTGCTTCTTATTCAGTTGTGTGTTTATGCCAGCGCTGCTGCTTTGGCTGTATCGTCAATGGCTTTCTGTGCTTCCATTCCGGCCATGAATGAGTTTGTCATCATTATGACGAGGGTTCTCTTTTCCTCCGGAACGTTCGCGAGGGTTGCTGCCATCTTCTCAGCGTCTCTGAGCTGCTCGGCTGTGTATCTCTTAGCTTTTGTCATGGTGTTTCCTCCTTCCGTTTGGTGCGTTGTTTTGTTGTCTCTGCGATTATTATATATTGTCAGCGCGATATCTGTCAATACTTTTTTGTTGCCTTTGCGATTTTTTGTTGACAGTGCGCTATTTTTAGCTTATAATTCAGGTGTGGAGGTGAGAAAATGAACATTGGCGATCGAATAAAAAAAGTAAGAAAATCGCTTGATTTGACGCAGGAGGCGTTCGCTACCAGAATTGGTTCTGTTCAGAATACGATTACTGGATATGAAAGTGGACGACGTAATCCGTCGGCTCCGGTGATCTCTCTTATTTGTAAAGAATTTAATGTCAATGAGGAATGGCTCCGAAATGGGACCGGTGAAATGTTTAACCCGGAACCGTGCGACGAGTTAGATTCTCTGGCTGATAAATTCAACCTGAGCCACGGCGAGTACATATTCCTTGAAAAATATTTGAAACTAAAACGCGAAGAGCGCGACAATGTGTTTGATTTTATTATGGATGTGTGCTCTGCGATCGGAGACTCTGGCGTTTCTGGTACCTCCGACGCCGCTCCTAGATCTTCGGTTCCTGATATCGACATCGATGCGGAAGTCGAAGCGTACCGGCAACAGCTTGAACTTCAGAAAAAAGCGGCGGCAGAATCGTCTCTCTCCAGTGGTGGAAACGACGAAGGGGCAGGTAAAAAGGAGGCGTAGTCGTGGGATTCTTCAGCAGAATTTTCTCGCGGCAAGCCGAAGCCGAACCTGCGGCTCCAATCGTGAAGCTGCCGGGTGATCGCATCCTTCGGTATAAAATAACCGGAAAAAACCCAGGAACCAGAAGGCGCAACACGAGGCGCGTTCTTTGTGGATCCTGGGAGGCGATCTCCGATGTAGAAGCGCGTACAGGCTTACTTCCTCCGTTTACTCATGAATTGGAAATGCCAGAAGTTACGGAGGCTCAGCTTGAGCTTATGAAAAAGTTAGGAGTTCCGATGCTTGATGGGATGTATCGCGCTGATGCGTCAGCTCTGATCC